TTCGGTGGTTTTGGTACAATGGTTATTGCTCTTGGCATTTTGTCACCTCCTCGTAGTGTGACATATTACCTCTGAAACCACTATATATCAAGTCAATCCCGCGATATAAACTACACGAAGATATTCCAAATTCCTCGCGCTGCATTGTATCAATTATGGCGTAATCTTCCGGGGTTATAATCCCCAACGACAGCATCCGTTTTGCCTGGAGCATGGATGCCAGGTAGTCTTCCAGTCTGGCACGATAGGCATCAGTCACAGCAGCCACACTCCTCTCCGAAGCGGTCGGCAATGTAACAGCCGTGGCTACAATATTTTCGCTCTTTATTACCATACGCAGTGAAAGGCTTACCACAGTGGGCACAGGTGTACGCATAAACCGCTTTCCGATCCACGCAGTCTGGATGGCTGTTCCACCAGGCAGTCCGGCAAGCGTCCGAGCAGAACTTTCGGGGTTTCTGCTTGGGGACAATCTTTATCAGCTTTCCGCACTGTTTGCAGACAACCGTATTCTTTGCTGTATCGCCCAGACCGTTTCGGCGGCAGAATGAGCGCACTGTATTATCTGAAATACCGAGCATTTCACCGATTTTTACATAGCTGATGCCCTGTAAACGCAAGGTTTTGATTTGTTCTTTCTGCAAATCCGTCATAGTGGGTTCCTCCAATCCGAGGGGCTTCCTCACTACCCACTGGAGGTGAAAACGGCATTTGAACAGAAAAACAGCAAAAAAATAAGCCCACCGAAGAGAAATTATCTCCTCGATGGGCTTTGTGATTAGTTGGGGATCTTCAGCTTCCAACCGCTGTAGATGACATTGGACTTCAGATCGTTGAGGGTCTTGATTTCAGGGTATCTGCTGCCTTTGCCAAGATACAGGGCGGCAATGTCCCAGAGGGTATCTCCCTTAACCACCGTATGGATGCGGTAGTCAGCAGTGCCGGAGTCGGTTGCATCATCCACAGGATAGATAGCAACACCGTCATTGGTGAACACATGAGTGCCTGGATTTTTGTCCGCAGCCGCCTTTGCATTGGCGAGGACGCGGTAAGCGCCCACCTGGGATTTGCTATCCTTCCAGGTCTTACGCACACGGTAATAGCCGGAAGTCAGCTTTTCAGGATAGGTCACCACAGGCTCGGCAGTGTCCTCTGTGTCCTCCTTGGTATCGGCAGCAAGCAGAGCCTTGACCTCGGCACGGAAGGTATCCATGCTCTTGCCATGCTTTGGGAACCAGTGCATCACATCACCGTGGTTGGATGCGACACCCTGCTTGTAGCCCTCGGAGTGGCAGATGATGTTCTGCTCGGTCAGACCATATTCTTTGCAGAGATAGGCACAAAGTTCGACGGCCTCACGGTACACCTTCTGGAAATAGGTGCTGTCCGTGAGACCGTCCTCGCAGATTTCAAAACCGATATGGGTGTTGTTGGCACTGCCACCGGCGTGCCATCCACGGTGATTCCACGGCAAGGTCTGGTATGTGGCAATCGTGCCGTCAGCCAGTTTGCCGATGAAAGCGTGGACGCAGACCTCTCTGCCGCCGGGGTGATAGGTATTCCAGTGATTGCCGTACTGGTTTTCACCGAGCAGACCGTCATTGGGACCAACGTATCGCCGAAGGTTGGGGTTGTTCGCTCCAGTGGAATGAACCATGATGCCCTTGACGGTGATGGTTCTGCCAGCCTTGTAGCAGGCATTTTCCGTAAGGTAAAGTTTATGCAGATTCATCGTTCTTGCCCTCTCTGTCGTGCAGCTGCTCCAGAACCTCCTTCAGCTTTTCAGGGATCGGCAGTCCCAGATGGGCAGAGTTTTCCAGAATACTGACACCTTCATTGGACAGATAGAAGAAAATGACTGCGGTTCGCAGCACTCCACCCTGGCCGAGGACATAGACATCCACAATGTTGCCGATGCCCACGAGGGTGAAAATAAGAACCTTCCTGCAGATGCCTTTGAACCCGACAGAACTGGAGAGGTTCTTGTCCGTAACGGCGCACATGACGCCAGTGATGTAGTCGATCACCGTAAAGGCGATCAGGGCATACAAAAAGCCATCCACACCGCCCAGGAACCATCCGAGAAAGCCACCTACGGCGGTAAATGCAAGCTGGATGCCAGACCAGATTTGTTTCATAGTGTTGTCCTCCTTTACTCTTCAATAAAATGAATAAACGGCATCAGCAGCGTGATGTCGTTTACAGAAATACAGAGTTTTTCAGTGATGGGGATGTCGATCACTTCCACATCGGGTGTGACTTCCATATCAAGCAAATCATCAAAGACGTTGATTGCTTAGGTTTCGTTTTCACCCTCGAAATGATAGTTTCCATCCTCACCGGGCGTACCGTACTTTTCAAAGATTTTGATACGCTGCTCCGAGAAAAAGTCTGCTTCTTTCTGGAGTGCATTCATCATCTTTTTCAAACGGTACGCCAGATGCAGGCTGAGATCCCCGGCAGATACTTTAGACAGAGCGGAAATTGCGTGTACAATGCTTCTCAGTTTGATCGTCATGTTGTGTCCTCCTTATCCAATGAGACCATATTTTTTTAGTGCTGTAATCAGAGTTGCGACGGTAGCACTGTTGGATACCGTCTGGCGTGCCACAGGAGTTGTGCTGAAAAAGCCGATTTTGGAACTGTTGGTGCTTCCGAGTTTCACAGTATTTGAGCCAAGATAGGCGTAATGCCAGTAATACGTTGATGTTCCTAAATAGGAAGGATAAGTTGTGGAAGTACTGCTGGGGCGCAATTCACGAGAGGTGTTGCAGAGATTATAGTAACTGGTACTACCACCCATTTTTACCTCCTTGCCTGCGAAATCGCTGTCACTGGACAAAGCCGTACCATTGACACACAAGTTTGAACCGCTGGCAGTCAAATACACAGACGCGCTCAAATACAGTTTTGAAATATAGCCCGTGTCCCAATAATAGGTAGAAGAACCCAGACGATTGACTGCTGCACCATTGGCCACGATTTCAAAAGTGCCACCGTTGTAGCCGATAAATCCATCATTGCTCTTGGAATTTCGGATCGTGACCGATTCGCACCAAACGTCACCAAAGGGATAGGAGATATTCCCCAGATCCCAGTCAACGATGGTAGCTGGACGAACACAGTGGTTTTCGGTATCCACAATCAAAGCGTGAGTGCCAACACCACCCCAGGTTGCCATTTTGATCTGCGTTCCGGCAAAGATATAGACATAGTCATAGTTCCAGGTGCCGTCACCGCCAATATACATGGTGCTGGAGGTGTATTCCTTCAGACTGACCTTGCCAGATTCTGCATAGATAATCTTTACCTTCAGCGAGGTGGTATCAATGCGGTCGGCAGAAATCGTGCCAGTCGTGATGTTCGCACCGTTGATGGTAGTCTTGCCAGAGGTGCTGAGTGCCGAAAAGGTCACATAGCCGGATAGGTCGATCTTGTCTGCTACCAGCTTGATGGCACGGTCGGTCATGGTGAAGTTGGAAGAGGATGTGCCGCTGGCAATGAGCCAGTTGACCTTGTTGGCGGTCTGGGACACAGTCGAAATATCCCCTTCAGCATTGGACACTCTGGTTGTGATCGAAGTGAGACTCTGGTTGATCGTAGAGATCGAGCCTTCGGTGTTTTCAATGCGGGTATTGAAGCCACTAACGGTCTGGGAGAGTGTGGAGATATTGCCCTCGGCATCTTCGATACGAGTATTGAAGCCACTGACCGTTTGGGAAAGCGTAGAGACTGCGCCTTCCACGTTCTCAATTCTGGTGCTGTATCCACCAACCGTAAGAGAAAGGTCTGCCACAGCGCCCTCGGCAGATTCGATACGGGTATCAAACCCACGCACAGTCAGCGAGAGGTCAGCAACTGCGCCTTCTGCATTTTCGATACGAAGGTCGAAGCCAGACACGGTCTGCCGCAGTTCGGACATATCTCCTTCAATGGTTTCTATGGTGGATTCCATTCGACCGTCCGCAGCACGAAACTCTTGCCGGATACGGTCAAGTTGGGTCACCGTAGATGCCATCAGGTTCGGAACGTAGTCGCCGACCTCGACTCGGACGGTATACCGATAGAAGGGGTTGTAGGTGATACTCACAATGCGGGTATCCACATTCACGCCCATCGGCGTGTAGGTGATGTTCACTTCATCACCGGCCTGCAGGTCGGCCATCTTGAACAGAGAGATTTCATAAGCCGCAGTGTTCTCACGGGAATCCAGAGTGACGGAAAGGTCTGTCACATTTTCGCCGTCCATGAGAACCTTTCTGGTGGTGCTACCTCGATGCTTGCGGAGATTGATGGCATAGCCGTCATACTCCACTTCGCATCCGCAGGCATCAATGAAACGCATGAGCGCATTTCTGCGGTTCAGCGTTCCCTCTGTGAAATAGCACTCCACACGCTCGGTGGCTTCACAGACACCGATGGAAAAAGGTGTGTCATCGAGCAGTTCGTGAAGCCCTTCCATCGGTGTCCCTTCAAAGACAAAGGTCACGAGGTTGTATTTCTCGTCATTGAGCAGATAGGAAATGTGTTCGCATTCTGCGGTGGTGACGGGAAAACCACCTGTGATTTTCCGGCTGACACGGACAATGTTGTAATACTGTCCGTCCAGCTTTGCGGTAAGCCCAGGTCGCATTCCCTGGGAGCGGGAGATCAGAGAGGAAAAGGAAAGCGTCC